TCAACGCCTTAATTTATCTGGCTTTCGCCACTGATAGGGTGGCGCTTCTATGCGCTGGCGGTGCCGCTGTTTAGCGGCTAACACCATAGCTGTTTTAGTACGGATTACCAGCTTATCCTGCCCGTTAAGTTCATGGCCCTCGCGACTAGCAATCTCTTCCAGGGCAGCGATAAGTAAAATTTTATTCATATGAGCCTCTATTGCTGATCTTCTGCATAAATCCCGGCGGAGATAATCGCGCCGCCAATTTCCCGTTGCCCATAAAGCAGGGGAACGGGATTGCCAGATGCTGTCGTGTTAACGGGACCACCAAACGCATAGGAGGGTTTGTTATCAGGTTCCTGACGCATTCGCAGGCCTGATACCTGCGGGGAAAGTAACTGGACTACTCCACCCAAGGCCATTGATGCTCCAACAAGGCCAATGTTTAATGCAGCGCCCTTCCCAATCAGTGCGGCACCTGCTGGACCAAGAGCTATACCACCAGCAATCAATGCTACACCGAGAACAGCCTGGAACAGACCTGCCCGCTTACTTCCTCGTATTACCGGAATAATTCTCAGCTCATCACCCGGCCCCAGGAGTTCAAACTCTTCGTGTCCGATATTGCGGCGATCCCGGAAAATAACAAAATCCAGCCCCTTTGCCCGAGCCTCACGCAGGTAAGCATCAAAGCCATCAATGGTGTTAGATAGCGCCCTGAATACTTCATTGGCAGACGTTAACGCGCGGCGATGTGTCCTGCCAAATCGCTGAGCCATTGAGCCGCTGAGTTTTATCGTGGTTTTCATAGTAGTTAATACCTGTTGCATATTACCCCCTGTCAGATACCGTTAAATGTCGCCAACCGTTGTTTGTGGTTGTCGCTCATATCGAAAGCAAAATCCTCATGCTCGGCCTGGAAGGTGCCGAACGCCATCAGCGCAGATACCGCCGGGTCTATCTTGTTTGAGGATTTCTTTTTGTTGGGCTTAATGTTGGCGTTAGCGTCGGACTCCATCACCACGTTTCCAATCGCCCAGGCCAGAACCGGATCGCCACGATGGCGCACCACCTTACGGTTAACGAACACCTCGAAGGATTTCGCCACAGGACTGAACTTGAGATAGGTTTGCGGGAACGGCTCCACATCGAGGCCCGCTCCCTGTAGCTGAGTGCGCAGGTGCGTGGCGTTCCACGTATCAAAGCCCACCAGCCGGATATTGAATGTTTCAGCGTCACGCAGGATATCGTCACGGATGCGGTCATAGTCGATGCAGTCGCCGGGCGTGGTGCGTATCCATCCCGCTTTCACCCACTGGCGGTAGATGGCGCGGTTTTTGTTGGCGACGTTAAGCAGCTGCGCTTCCGGCAGATAATGACGGGTAAGGAGTCTGATCTCCCTGTCGAACGGGAACGCATAGCTTACGCTAGTGATGTCGCTGGTAGAGGACAGGTCAAACCCGGCATAACACTCCATTCCGGCCAGATCGTCTTCGGTATAGTCGAGCGCACAGGCATCCCATGCACCGGCGCCCATCCACGGCGTGGAGCCCTGACACCAGATATTGAAACGCTTGGTCAGCATTTCCACCCACTGCGACGGTATGCCCCGCGCTTTCTGGATGGTGGACTCCAGTTTCGCCGCGTCAACGGACACATACAGGTTAGGGTTAGCCTTGATCCACATTTCAGGCTGCTCAACCTCACTTTCGTCGTCCAGTTCGTAGATCAGGACAAACAGCGAATCGTTGCTCTCTTCCCCGGCCAGAATCTGGCAGCAGTAGTCATAATGCTGTTTACAGGCAGAGACAACGTTACTCCCGGCGGTCGTGATGGCGAACAAAATCGCCTCAGGACGTGCGCCCATACCCAGCTCAAGCGCGGAATAAACGCCGTTATCCGGGTGAAGGTGGTACTCATCGACAATCGCCAGGCTGGGATTAGTCCCCTCAATGGTGGCCGCTTTCGCCGCCAGCGGCTTTAACAGGCTGTTGCTCTTCGGGAAAATGACCTTATGCGCCTGGATATTGACGCGCTTTTTCAGCGGTTTGGACAGCAGGCACATCTGGCGGGCATCGTCGAATACGATTCGGGCCTGATCCCGGCTCACCGCCGCCGTGTAGATATCCTGCTGGCCCTTCTCCATTACGAGAAACCAGTTAGCCAGCATGGCGGCCACGGTGGATTTAGCGTTTTTACGCGGTACCTCAATAAAGGCGCTGCTGTACTTGCGGCGGCCTGACTCCCTGACCTTAAAGCCCAGCAGGTTAGCAAAGGCGAACTGCTGCCACGGCTCCAGCTCGATTGGCTGGCCCCTAAGCGGGCCTTTGACGTGTGGACAGAGCCGGGAGAAGGCAATAAACCGCTCCACGATCGCCGTATCGAACTCATAACGGGGGTCATTCAGGTCTGAAAAGTACCTCTCGACGGCCTGTTTTACTCGCTTACAGGCCGGAATTTCACCCGATTTAATGGCGTTTGCGTAATCATTCCAGACGGTCAAGCTCGTCCTCCTCTTCCGTTTCCACCGGATTGCGGCGGCGGCTTACCGGATCAAAGCCCAGCAGCGACGACATTTTTATAAGAATTTTTTCGGCATCCGCTTTTGCGCTCAGTGCCGGATTCCGGCTCTCACCGCCCTGGCTGTTCACTATGCTGAATCCCCGCGTGGCAAGGTCCTCCACGGCTTTGCGGTACATCGAATAGTTGACGCAATAAAGCTCAAGGTTGTTCCAGTCGGCAGGCGTCAGATCACCACGTTCCGCCAGTTGCTTCGCCTTTGCTTTCCACTGCTGCGCCGCGATTTCATCAAGGTAAGCGGGCGGTTTTGGTGGTCTTGGCATAACTCACTGTTTTCCTTTTCGTTTTATTTTCAAAAAAAACACTGTGCATAAAAATTTGAGGGGGCGGTCGGTGCCTGGCACCTTGAGGTTTGTCCTGAAAACCTCCCCCACCCCGTCCATGCGGCCTGTCAGCGGTTGCGGAAGCATTCCCGCAACTCCCGTTCACGCTCGCTCATACGCTGCACAGGCTGGCGCTCATTGCGTCTGCTTCGCCCCTGCATGAAGCCATCACGGCAGCGCATCAATGATCGGTACAGATTCACCACGTCTTTCTCATTCATTGCTGGCCTCATACATCCAGTCATTGCGATGGGCTGCACGCTCTTCCTGCTCTCGGTACAGCCCTGCTTTGCGCTTCGCTTTGGTGGTTGGGTCTTGCTGTGTGGTCTTCTGGTTATGATGCGCCTGGCATAACGGCTGGTGATTCCACTCAGGCCAGAACAGAACATCATCACCGCCGTTGATAGGGATGATGTGATCGACAATCTTTGCAGGCACGTAGAGGCCCAGTTTCTGGCACTCAACACAAAGGGGGTGACGTTTCAGATACTGAGCGCGGTACTTCTCCCATGAGGCTGAGTAACCACGGGCGCGACGGTGTCCGCGCCTGGCATCCTGTTCCCGCCATGCTTCTCGCTTGTGCTCATCGCACTTTCCGGACCTCACTCGCTTATTACATCCCGGCTCGGTGCACCGGCGCATTGGTTGCCACGGCATCAGTACACCCCCACATCACGATAGACCGACCACAATGCAGATATAGCCAGCGGAACCTCTTTCGCCTCAGTGTCGCCAATCATCGTGCGGTACTCATAAAGCTGAGAGACGTACATCAGACAGCCGATCTTGATAGCGGGGGTAAGCTCCAGATCGTTATCAAATCGCTTACCGATATGCTTCTGGCAAACCTCCAGCGCCGCATCGATGTACGCCTGTATCAGCGTGTCTTCATCATTGCCATCAATACGACAATGCAGCTTTGCTTCAGCCAGGGTGATTTCAGTTGTCATTTCTCGGTCCCCTGTTTGCAGAGAATTTCAAGATGCGTCATGCCTGAGTCCGGTATCGGTGGTCCGATGATGTTGAGCGTTGCCCCGGCAAACGGGCCAGTCAGCACCTTCAGGCGGTTGGCGGCAGTAATATCGCAGCGGAATCGCACCCAGACGCGGATCGTTGCTTCGGCAACCTCAGCACCAGCCGCCACCAGTTCACGGCCACTGATCCCCTTAACCTCAGCCCAGATGGTTTCCCCGTCTTCCCACACCTGAATAACCTGACCAGTTGAATCGCGGTCGGTAGTGAATACCCGGATAGTGACGCGGCTTCTCAGTCCTCCGGCTCTCATACGTCACCGTCCTTGCTGTCTTTACTGATCTTCACTTCCTGCTTCCATGCCTGACTGAACTCGTCACCACCTTCACGCGGCGGCATACCCTCACGCTCACGGGCTTCGTTCGGGTTCATAATCCCGTTCTTGATACCGCGCTCATAAGTGGCGTAACGCTCGGTAGGTGTGGCACGGAGAAGGTCAGCAGAGTCAAACTCCACCTGATAGCGGGTTCCCGGAACGGGAGAGGCCACCAGCAGCGCGGATTTAATTTGTTGCTCGAAGTTCGCCAGCCACGGACGCATCGTCATGGTGAGAAATGCGCGGCTCGCCTCACTAAAGTTGCTGTAGGTGCTGTTGCTGTATTCCTGCAGGAAGATGGGCGACACGTTGAACATGCGGGCAATATCTTCGATGGTGAAGCGCCGGGAGGCCAGCCACTCAGCATCCTGATTGCTCATGCCAAGCTGCTTATAGTCCATGCCACCTTCAAGGATCGGTGTTTTACCGGCATTTCTGGCACCTTTGTAGCGCTCAAGCGCGTCCAGCGCCTGTTTACCCTTCACACTATCGAGCCATTCAGCAGTAGTGACTACGCCAGCCGCCATCATGCCATCTTTCATAATGCTGGCACCGTGACGCTGCTGGGCCAGACCTAACCCCAGCGCCTCACGGCAGATGGTGATCGGCGAGCGCCCCAGAAAACCATCATCGGTCGAGTAACGCAGGTGCAGAATCTCTTCCTGCAGGTAGGTGCGCACTGCACCGGTAAACGGTTCAGTAACGGTGTATTTGTACTTATGCTGGCCGATACGCTCAGGAACAACCGCCCCAGGCGCATACGGATGCAGGGATTGCGGCTGGCCGTCACGGCCCCACTGGATCACCGCATAGGCGTTACCATTCAGCAGGCAATGACGCATCATCGTGCGCTTGAACTGGTAAGGCGTCTGACAGTCGTTCGGTTGCTCGTTAAGGAGAAAATCCACCGGGTGATTGCTTAGCCACTCCCGCGCTTCTCGGCCGTTATCGTTGCGCACGCGGTAGAGGTAGCAGGGCATTGTTGCCACTGCCTCGCTGATAACTGATATGGCGTTCATGACCGCCGGCAGAGATTCCGCAGTACCGGCAGACACATATTCGCCTGATCCGGTATTTGGAATCCCTGCCATCGCCAGAAATTCATCAATGGTCATGCTGCGCTGCTCAGAGGGTTCAGACTTACGGCCAAACGGCCAGATATTCCACATATCACAGCCCCGCTAAGTCAGCCCAGCGTCGGCGGTTATCACCAGCGCGGCGCAGTTCAGGATGTTGGGAGAACAGAGAACGGTGCGCAATTTCCACGCCGGACTCAGGGTAAGCAGGCATAGAGGTAACGGTGATTTCGCGTAGTTCAGCAGTGATGACGGTTCGCGTGTAAGGTAATTTCGCTGTATCCCAGAAATCTTTTGACGCACGGAAACCAAAGCTCATGCCGGAAATGTCACCGCGCTCCACCAGCTCCAGTACATCATTCCCAAGCTGGGTATTCGGCGGGGTCAGTTCGAAGCGTAGCCCGGTATCATCTTCGGCCAACACCAGCGTGCCGGATTTGGTACGCCCCAGCAGTTGGGTATAGTTATGCTCGTACAGTGCACGCACATCGCTACCGGATGCCAGGCTGTCTTTAAACGCCCCCGGCGCAAACTGCTCGCGGAACTCATCCCAGATAATTTCTGAGAGGCTGTTCCAGCGCACGGCATAGCCAACCAGCTTTTTGTTGCTGGCGCTCAGTTCGGAGGTACGGATTTCAAAATCGATTGTTTTCATTGTTGGACTCCACAGAGGGCAAAAAGGGGCCGAAGCCCCTTAAACGACAGATCAGGAGCCGGAAAGCTCAAGCACCTTGATGGCGTTGGAGTCCACCACACCACCGCCCAGGTATTTATCGGTGTGCACCTTGTAGAAACCAGGTTCGGTGATGTTGTCGGGGCGGGTACGCACGCCAGTAGTGTGATCCACGATGAAGTAACCGCGCTTAAAGTCGCCAACTGCCAGGAACGCTTCACCCGCAGCCGCATCAGGCATCGTTTCCAGATATTGAACCGGACGGCCAAGGAGGGTATCAGGGGAGTCAGCGACGAGACGATCACGCCAGATGTAATCCCCGTTGCCGTTTTTCAGCTTTTGCAGCGTAGCGGCAGTGTTGGAGTTCATCACCCATACGGCATTTTTGCGGTATTTGGCTTTCAGCTTGTACAGCAGGTCGATCAGACCATCAGAGGAAACGGCAGCAGCCTCCATCTTCTCCAGCGTGCCGAACGGACGGGTTTTATCGCTGGTGGCCGCACGCGGATAGGACAGGAACCCTTTGGATTTTTTATCACCGTCGCCGTTCACAAAGTCGGTTTCTTCGGTAGCAGTGAAGGTGTCGGTGATTTCGGAAGACAACCAACCCAGAATATCAACTTCGGAGAAGTCGAGAATTTCCTGAGTGGTTTTCGGGTAGGCGTAGATCGGGTTGAGTTTGATATCAACGCGCTCCATCTTCGGTGTGCTGGTTTCGGTACGCGCTTCGCCTTCGGTGCCGCGCTTAACGGTAGTGCCACCCACTGACACCAGCTTCTGGTATTCGTTGGTTTTGGTGGTCTTCACCGTGGCGATGGAGCGCATAACGCTGTCATCCTGCAACTGGCGCATGATCTCTTTGTCCAGCTCAGGGATAACGGTATAACCGCCGTCAGCCTGCACCAACGTGGAGAGAGAGCGGGTATCGCCGGTCATGATGTAGTGGCGCAGCTCATCGTTGCTTACACCGTTACCTTCAACAGAAGTACCAGGCAAATTGCGCTGATCGTCGGCGACGGCCTCAAGGCGGGTAATTTCAACTTCAAGCGCATCAGCCTGGGCGCGGAGTTCATCGAACTGCTTGCCCTCTTCATCGTTGAGGCTTCGCTTTTCGCTGTCAGCTTTTTCCAGCATGGAACGCATCTGGGTTTTGAGTGCGGCTTTCTGCTGGCGTAATTCAAGTAATTTCTTCATGGAGTGGTTTCCGTAACAATTAACGTTGAGACGTGAAACCAGCGCTTGGAGGGATGTCCACCTGGAAAGGAAACCGTCGCAGAACGGGAAAAAACCAGGTGGACAGTGGCGGCTCACGTCTGAGTGCCACTCTTCAAGATATACATAATAATCAATGAGTAAACACCTCTATGTTGTCGCAAACAGCAGCGAAAACAGGAGAACAAATAATTTACAAAGTTTGATAATATGAACGGGAAAAACACCACTTCTGGGGGATTTTATGGACTTCGATTTTGATGATATGGCGTACCCGGATATTTTTTTAATTTCCGGCGAGGAGTTTAAAGGAAGCCGGAACACAGGAAAAAATCAGGTAGATATCCCGTTTACTGACGAACCGCAAATTGAATTGGGCGATATTCTGATTCAGAAGATTGGAAGCCGTGAGTTAAGTCTTAAAGTTGTCGATCTTTCAATATCAAGGAATGGAACGCTGAACGTGGGTACAACGCATCCCCACTTGCTTACGCTATCCGTAGAGAATCTTTCTTCCGACGCACACAGGACAGCAAAGAGTATGAATACTTTTAACATTGGCTCCGTCAGTGGTGAGCAAGTTCAAATAGGTGAAAGTAATCATATGCTGGTGAATATCAGTATTACTGAACTTGTCGAGAAAGTGGCTAACTCTGGCGATCCACAGGCTAAATCAATACTGAAACAGTTACTGGAAAATAGCACCGTTGCCAGTATCGTTGGCGCTGGCGCTTCCGCGCTGTTAGGTCTGCTTTAAAATATGGCCTGGGAAAACCAGGCCACTAGCTTACATGGCAGGATGATTATTCTTTATCCAGCCCCCACTGATAGAAAGCCCAGCTTGCCGTTGATTGTGCGCTATGGATAGCGTTCTCAAGGCCAGAGGTTGGGTACGACAAATCAGCCGCCATCCTCTGTAGAAGATCGAGGTAAGCGCTGGCATCTTTCGACAACTCTTGCCCCCCTTCTTCCAGCCCAGACTGGTACGCTTCCAGATCAAGCTTTTCAGAAGTGACAAAAGCGCTCAGAGCCAGAAAATCCGTCACCGTAATCTCATCTTTATTTGAAAGCTCATCAACGGCGCTATAGAGAAACTTGAGATCGCTCATATGCCCGTTATCTTTGCCAATCAGTTTCATAATGACCTCGTTATTTTTTCGCGTATATATACAAAACGTAGCGGGTTACGTGGGTTATTGGGTTATCTTCGCTTGCTAAGTATTTTTTATTACATATATTCAACAAGTTAACATTTAATCAACACGAAAACGTAACCCACTCAGCCCCTGAAATAACCCACTTATCCGTTTTTAAGGTGGGTTACGATTTTCGCAGTGGGTTATTTTGCCCTGCCAGTGGGTTATAAGTGGCGTTTAGTGGGTTACTGGTGGGTTATTCAATCCCTTTAAAATCAGAATGTTAAGAAACTTAACTACCACGTAACCCACATAACCCACCTATATAATCCTCACCTGTATAAAAAATTACTCTTCATCCGGCGAGAACATCAGCACATAAAACACATGCTGCTTGCCGCCCATCTTGCGGAGTGCTTTCTTCTTGTACCTCCCTTTATCCCCGGTCTCAAGCATCCCCGCGCTGGCTAAAGCCCTGGCAAATTGCGTATGGTTAAAGCCGCTGGCAATCTCCCGTTCAAATGCCGCAGGGAAGGTGTAGAACTTGTAAACCTCATCCCCGGATGGGTTTCCTGTACGGTAGCCAGCCAGCTCTTTAATTGGCAAATCGCGTGCATCGCTTTCCGGGTAAGGAAGGTAACGACTGAAACCGTAGGCATTCAGGAACGCCTCGCACTGCTCGATGATCTGCTGGTGCTCTTTGTTACCAGTGCCGAACTCTTTCACCCAGGCGTTAAAGCTATGCTGGATAGCGTCACGGCTGGCCTGTTCACTCCATCCGGTGATTGATGCACCAGTTACCAGCGCGGCTTCGAGGATTGCAAAACGTTCGGCCACGCGGTGTACCTGCTCACCGTAATCCGCCGGGATGAGGCCGCGCCAGCGCGTTTGCGCGTCACGCACCGCCTGTTTAGCCTCCTGCTGGTTAGCCGCCAGCCATTTAACCCACTCACGCCCCGCCGCCCCGTGGTTATCAATCCAGGCTTCTTTCAGTGCGTCAGCATGAGCCTTGCCGTTTGGCAGACCGTTAAAGGCCGTCGATTTCTCCATAGGGATGTTGAGCAAGCGCACCAGTTGGCCCGCTTTCACTTTCAGCCCACCAGCAGCCAGGAAGGTTTCAATATCCATTTCCCCGGTGCTGATCGCCACAGTGCGCCAGCGTTTAAGCTCCCGATTGCCGCCCTCTTTGGCTCCCTGCAACTTTCCGGCACCGTTAAACAGGGTGTAAGCAGACGTGGCAACATCTTTGGCACTGCTGCCCTGTCCTACCTCATCAAGCGGTAACAGGCTGTCGTTATGCGCCTCCGCTTCGTTTGCTATGCCAAGCGCAGTACCGTACCAGGTAAGCCGCAACGCATCAGGCTCACCCCACAGGCTGCTCGCAATATTGGCGGTAGTGGTCTTACCGGCGCTCGACTGCTCGAACAAATGGACGCCGAAACCATCAGCACCCACCAGGCCAATAAGCGGCGCGGATAACGCCGCTGCCACGCCCAGCATCATGGAAGGATTGCCCCCGGCCAGACGGGCGACGGAATCCCGCCAGGTGACAGCAGTACCAGCAATGGCATACCCGGAAGATGCAGCGCTGCGACCGTTAAAGAGAATGGGCGTCTCTGGATCACCAATCACTTCACCATCAGGCATGATATATGCGCCATGATGCCAGCCAGTGGTATGGGTGATAATCCATTCCTGATCAGTGCCGCTTTGCTGCAACCAGTCGGCCAGAATCGCCCGGAAGGTGCTTTTAGTGGTCACATTCACCCCACCAGCTTTAAGTGAGCGCCAGCCGTCGCGCTCACCGATATCAGCACAGGGGATCGCCCTGGTAATATCTTCATGGCCACGCGGCGAACGCCAGCGCAAAACAAGATAGCGCTCTGCCCCATCACTACCGGAGCCGACCACCTCAAGAGGAGAGCACAGCCACGTTTCGTTATTGATGATCTCGCCGCTATCCTTGTCCACCTTTGGCGTGATCCAGTACAGGCCATCGCTGCGGCTCTCCACGCGTGGTTTGAGTTCATCACCCGGTTCAGGCTTTGGCTCCCGTTTTTTCACAGGCAGGTTAACCACAATACTTTCCCCGCGTTCGGCCTCTTCCTTGAGACGTGGAAGCCTGCCCGTCCAGTCCTCCTTCGGCTGAGGCTCAAACATGCCATTAAACAGCCGGGCCTCTTTCACATCCGCCAGCGCCAGTTTGGTTGCGATAGTGCTAATCTGCATTTCAGAAAGCTCGCCAGCGCGGATCACACGAACACTGCGACGGCCGTTATCAACGATGTTTAACCGTTCCAGTTCCGCCAGTTGCTTTTTACCCAAATAAACAGGCGGTACATCATCCCACGCCCTTTTACCTTCGCTCTCGATCCAGTGCTGCACATGTGAATAGGCATCTTCACCCGCAAAGATAATCGCCTCAGTAAATTTATCTTTCGGCAGAAATTTGATATTCGGGGCATTCTTCATCTTCATCAGTGCAACACCTTATTGGACATATCCGCGCCCAGGTCTTCATGCAGGTACTCAAGGTGGCAGCTTTTCACTATCTGCAACCCCATTTCGCTAATATCACCATCGTCGGTAAAGCAGGTCAGCAGAATATCGCGCAGGCGAGTTAAGCACTCATCCCGGCCAAATTCTGCTACACAACCGAAGACCATAAATTTCGCCAGCACGTTATAAGTGGTCACTGGTTCCAGCGTGAAGCGATAGCGAGCCATATACTTATCGCTTTCCACCAGCAAGGTTGCCGAACCGGTTTCCGCTATCTGGTGAGCAATACAGGTTTCGGTCAGTTTGCGGAACAACGGCCCCAGCACATCAAAAATATCGGTCATTGTGGGATACCTCCGCTCATCTGAAATTTGCCAAGTAATGGGTGATACCAATACGCCGATCCATATTTGCGCTTCGCGCTGCGAAGAACCTGCCTCGCCGCCTCTCTGAATTTGCTATCCGGCGCAATAAAGCCACCAGCTTTCATCCTGACCAGCATCACGCCCGTGTTTTTTGCCAGCTCTTCGGCTTTTTTCGTCGATATGCCGAACTCAGCCGCCAGCGTGGCGACCGGGGCCATACCGGGAGGAATATCTCCCCCCTGGCTTTCGGTGAGTGTGCGCACCTGCTGTTCTAACTCCAGGACGCGGTTAACCAGCAAATCGACACGGTTTTCCAGTTCGATAAACTTCACATTGCTGATCATTGTTTTTCCCCCTGCGATTCAGGGTCTGAAAAAGTAGAAATATCCAATGAGTTTGCCAGTTCATCAGAAAGGCGTTGAGCCAAGCCCGTTAAACTCATTACATGGATACGCTCTTCCTCGCCTCTGATAGTCGCAAGGTAAGCAGCACATGACAGAAGCGCGGCAACCTCTTGCGCCAATAACAGCAAATCTTTATTGCTGCGGTAGGTGTAAAAGTTATCCATTGAGCGCCCCCTTTTTATCCTGCTCCAGCATAAAGGTGGCAATATCGCCAGAAATATCACGGGCCAGATCGATGAGGTTATCCCTCTCGTGACCTGAAATTTCACAGTCTGAAATCACCAGAAGCAACGTTGCCAACTGACAAGCACGGGATGTGGCTTTTTCTCTGCCAAGAGTTTCAATGTCATACATGGCGCACCTCCAGCATCTGAAATGCGTGGAGCGGCAGACGGGCAGCGAAAATAAGAGTTACGCCGGGCATGGTGTCGCGGGCTTCCCGTTCACTGGATGCGTTGACGTAAATCACCAACGGTTTGGCGGTAGGGTAGCGCTCAGAGGCGGAGAGAAAACGCCATGTAAATTCAGGGCGAGTTTGGGTAGACTGATTATCAGCCATAACTGTTACCTCACTTAACGGTTTGTGGTTAGACGCCTCGGTACTGCTCCAACAGTCCGGGGCGTTGCCATTTCTGCACCTTGCTTTAATCAAGGTGCTATTCACCATATTACTAGGTGAATAGCACGTCAAGCATTGAATATGATTTTTTTTTGCGTATAGTGAATAGCACCTAACGCATGGAGATCCAGTAATGGCAACGGGTTCAATAAACAACAAATCAAAACAAGTAAATGTTCGAGTTCCGCATGAAGTGTTAGAGGATATCGAGTCAGTGAAAGATAACGGTGAGAGTACCGCCGGTTTTCTTATCGTCGCCGCCATGGGCGAGATCAAACGCCGCCAGCGCAAGCTGTCAAAAAAATCTACAACGGAGTAAAAATTACAATGGCTAAGATTACCCGTAATCAAGCAATTGAAATTATTAAAAATTATTTCCTTCCACTTGAAGTGATAGACGATGGAAATACTAATGAGGGTGATCCGATTTCCTTTTGTGTTTACCTTTCCGAAAACAGTGATGAACGTATTGGGCCTTTTTCCATAAATCGCACAGATTTTATAATTCAGGAAAGGCTGATAAAAGGCATTGAATTTATTAAGAAAGATCGCATCAAATAACGAGCATTGTTCGTTTGATGTGATATTTTTTTTAACTCTCTGATTTCGTTGCAAAGCGTATTCTTGCGCTCTGTTTAGACTTTGACCACCATCATTAACCCTGGTATGCTTAATCTGTTTCGGTTTTTCGTAGTGACATTGGCAGCTCTGCAAAGCTGCCTTTGTTTTATTCAGCGTCAGCATTCGGCACCTCCGGCAATACACCACCAGCGATCAGTTTCTTCGTTAACCACTGCTCACCTTTCCCTGTCAGCATCGTTGTGAATGAGGCTCTTACCTCGCCATTCGTTTCATACGTTCCCTGGCGAACGGCAAAATAACCGCTATCGATATAACGCTGCATAGGCAGGTTGTGGCGCTGGCCGCCATTGATGAGAATCCCCTGTTGCCTCATCCAGCCGAATAATTTGATGGGGCCAAGCCCTACGGCTTTGGCATAGTTGGGAATGGAAATACCCTTGCTGATCTCCGCCACGCGATCAGCGAAATCAACCTTTGGCGCAGCGGCCACCAGCCGGTTTTCAAGTTCGCTTGCCTTTTCTGCCAGATCAGCAGCAAGGCGCAGGGCTTCCGGTAACGTCTGGGGGATATTAGCGGCGGCTTTTGCCTGGCGTTCGCAGTTGATAAAGTAGCGGCGCACCTCCCGCCCTTTTTCGTTGCGCTCAACCATTGCCAGCTCTTTACCCATGTCGATGGTGATCAGGTAATCATGTGCAATTTGTTGGCGATATTTTGCGCTCCCCGAAACGGGGGCGCTCAAATTTTCAACCACAGTAAAATCCACGCCAGCAGTAAAACCATACTGGCTGATACGCCCTTTAATCCAGGTGGTGAAATCACGCCCAACGCCGAGAAACTCATGGAGTTTTTTTGCACTGACCAGCGATACCGTCACGCCGCCAATATTTCCGGGGTTAACCGGAACCAGCTCATTTAATTTTTGCATAGCGCCCCCTACGCAGATCTACGGTTGTAAGGGGTATTGACGTTCTCAACAGCAGGTGGATTGCGAACCCACCAAAGAACATCTGACAGAAGCCATGCGCAACTATTACGGCCAAAGTGGCAGCGTGGCGGGAATTTACCTTCGTTCTCCATATACCAGCGGGTGGAACGGGAAAGACTGGTTATTTCAAAACATTCATTTTCACGAATACGACGATCAAACTTAATTCCGTACTCTGCCAGAATGTTGCGGCGTTGCTCAGGTGTTGGCGGGGTAAAAAGAGTATTTGACATGCTTCCTCCACTTCACACATTCAGAAGGACACTTTCCTAACTGTTCTTGTGTTGTGGAGGAATATTGATATCTACATCATCTTACTGATACAGAGGAAAAAAATTCATTTCCTACGCCTATTTTTTTGCTCAATCAACCTCTCCCGAATTTCTCTCTCAAACTTTTCCAACGAAAAATTTGCAAGATTTTTTTCGAAAAAAGGCCGAATAGTTTCACAGAGTTTCTTTTCTCCGACTGATAGATCAGGGAAAATCGAACCGGCAATAACACTACTGCTTATCCTGTTTCCTGTAATTTTTTGCCAGCAGAACAGGTCAGCATAGGGGAAGATTCCATAACTTATTATCTTCCTTCTGGCTACTTCCCAAGAATTTATTGATAGTTCATTATTTGGGTCTGGAATATTTAAGGAATTTCGCCATAATGAAAGCAAAGATGATAAATCTTCAATTAAAAATTCATCAGGATAACGTAAGTCCAATTTAACAAAAAAATCATCCCCGAAATTATCAATCAGATTAATGCAGTCAAACAGCCCCAAAGTATCAGCATCATCATATTCATCAACTACTTTTTTAGAGTGCATTATTTTGAATATATCGTGACGCTGTAAAGGCTCAATCAGCATTGACGAACCAAGCCGCTTACCTGCATTTGAGTTATTTTCCTGCATATCGGATTGCACGTAATCAACACCTGCAAAGGCATCCTCACTATATTTTCTGTCAGCTATTGGATTAGACATTATTATTTTCAAATCATCTTCATCTATCCATTTATCATAATCTGCAACCATATAATGACGCATTAATAACTGATTAAAAAACTCTCTATCATCTAATGATTCAAAAGTTTTATATTTCCCTATATCGAAATACTCCGGCAAATCGCTTTTCTTGTTAATTAACATATCGTCACCCTCAACGCCCCTAATAACTTGCGAGCCAGGCGGGTAGGGTTTCCCGCTTTTCGGTTGGCCGACCTAGACCCGCAATATCAGTTTAATCTCTATTCGCTACAGTTAACAGAACCACATTTTGATGATTACCCGCAAGAAGTTCTAAGCGGTCATACCACTTGTTCAGCGCGTCCAGCTTCTCCGGCAAGTACAGACTACGGTTATAAATTGCCATAACTCCCGGCATTGAGTGGCCCAGCAACTGTTCAACAACATGCGGAGCGATACCCATATTATTCATATGCGTTGCAAGCGTTCGCCGTAGATCATGCAATGTCCACGGTTCAGAATGCCCCAGTTTTTTATAAACGCTACGGCCCCACTGGCTAACCGCCTCGCTATTCTTCACAACTCCGAGAAGGTAGCCGGATGATTTTGTTTCATCGTGGAGAATTTCAATAAATGAACGCATCGCTTCTGGAACTGGCCGCACAATCTTTTCACCGCCTTTACTATGCGCTTTCGGAACCGTCCATACCCATGCCTCCATATCCCATTCGGCCCACTCGGATAATCTGGCCTCCTGGGTGCGGCAACCAAACAAAGTGGTGATCCTGAGCAAGTTTGTGTAGTAAGGCAGAAAAACATCGCCGGAAGATATAGCAGCCCACAATCTCCCAACCTCTTTATCTTTCAATACCCGATCTTTTTTCGCCTGCTTTTTACCAACATCGGGAATACTCAAATCTTCAAGGGCGGTACTGACGGCGTAACGGCGAACGCGGCAGAATTTCAGAGCCTGCTTACACATCTGGAATACATAACCCGCAGCAACTGGCGTCTTCTTTTTCATTCTGTCAAAGCAGTCAAGCCAGTATCGGGTTTCGCAGTCAGCGAGCGCCATTTTCCCAATGTAAGGGTAAATATGTTTGCGTAGCTCCGCTTTATGCCGCTCAACGTTCGCGCGGTTTTCTTCCGCATATTCGCGTATCCAGTATTCGATAGCTTCCTGCACCGTGACTGGTTTAAGCGTTTCCTGAGTAGTGAGCGCCAACTGGTGCTTTGGGTCTTTACCAGAGGCCAACCACTGACGACATTTATCACGCGAAGAACGGGCCTCTCTGAGACTCATATCAGGGTAGCGCCCCAGAGTCAGCCGATGCAGCTTCTGCCCGTCGAGTCGGTAAGTAAACACCCAGCTAATGCCACCAGCTTTCGTTACCTTAGCGCTCAACCCGGCACCATCAGCATAAAACTCAATCTTACTGGCCGGGATGCCATGTAATCCCTTTAACTTCCTGTCGCTCAGTTTGTTAAGTTCGCCAGCCAT